GCTCACTGTAAATTGCTTCAGTCCTTCGCTGGCAATCAAAACAAGGCCGGTTGTATAAGCTGTCATATATGTGACCTATACATAGGGCTACGTCAAATGGCAAACTCATAAAACCCCCCAATACAAAAAATACGGGCTAGGAATGCCTGTCACGACTTCGCGGTAAACAAGACCTGCTTTGTAAGCATCTTTCAATAGCCAAGCTGAGGTTTTTTCATTCTCATTTCGTTCCTTTGCGATTGTTGATAGGGTCATGGCATATTTTCCACTCATCCATTTTGCCATGCGCTCGTATGAAAGTTCCTGATAGCGTTCTTGTTTTCTACGTCCTGACGCTGTTTTCTCAGTCACTTGCGCTTTTTTATCTTTAAGCAAGCGACCCCAGAATACGCCTTCGCGGTATGGTGGCCAGCCTACACCGGGCACCAAGGTAGTCTTAATAGTAGTCTCACGCACCGGGCATCCGTGGCCCTGAGTGCATTTTCCGTAATCGTCGCAGCAGTTCATGTTTTCCTTTTGTGGCCCGCTGTTGAGGCGGGCGGGTTTTTTAATATGCAAGAATTGATTCAGATTGGTATTTTAGAATCGCATTGCGATCCTTTAACTGTTCAATCTCAGCTTTTGCATTATTGAGTTCGTCTAGTAGTTCAATCACTACTTGCGGTGATGTGGCAGCAATAAATTCTGAACCATTCTTGCCGCATTGCTCACTAAATTGCCATGGTTGCCACCATACGGCTGAATTTGCAGAAATTGCTAATTTTCTTAAATTTTCAATCATTTTTTACCTCTATCGCTTGCTTGTGGTGTGCCACACCAGCATTGTGACCAAGTTGGTAGCTGTTTTCTGAGTTGGCCTGCCATCCTTCCCATCGGTTTTGCTGCTTGCCATCTGGGTATTTGCAGTTAAACGCTATAAATGGCTTTTTAGGTTCTGAACAGTATCCGTATGTTGATTTGTGCCATGCTTCAAATCTCTCCCGGAGGTTTGGTATTTTCATAGTAATTAAGTGTTAAGTTCTGCAAACAATTCATCATCTGTCATATCGCAATCTGGAAAATTTTTCTCTTCGCTTGCAACTTCTTTTTCAAGTTGCTTAACCCAAACGCTACGCAATGCTTTTTCGCCTTCTGTTTTGGCTTTAGCCAAACGGCTGCGTTCGTTTGACAGTGATACTTTCAATGCGTTTAAGTGGGTCATTTCGTTCATCCGTTTCGTTGTTGATGCCTATATTGTGCCACAACAAAACAGGCTTCACAAACTTTTTTAAACTTTTTTTCTCGCTGTTTTCGCGCATAGAATCGGCGTTCTCGTCCACTAGTCAACCAACAAGGAAACAATGAGCAGCTTAAAAAACATATTTCCCACGGGCTTCAGACCACCAGTCGAGCTACCAATCCTACCGCCTGAACATCAACTGCGCGTAGCCATGTCAGACGCTGGGATACAGCCGCCTGATGATATAGTGCTTGACGGGACGCTTCGGCGGTTTTCAACTACGGGTAAGAAAAAGGATTTATCAGGGTGGTACGTCATCCATGATGGCGACATTCCGGCGGGGGCATTTGGAGACTGGAAAACAGGTCAAGAGGTGCAGTTCCGGGCTGACATTGGCCGTGATTTGACTTTTCAAGAGTCAGCTATTCACCATAAGAGAATGGCGGAGCTAAAGGCGAAGCGGGAAAAGGAAGTCACTGAGTCCAGAGAGTACGCTGCTTTTCACGCGGCCAAATTGTGGGAGTCTGCCCAGCTTGCCAGCGATGATCATCCATACATTAAGCGCAAGGGAATAACTAACCCAGGGTGGCGCATTGCACCAGATGGACGGCTAATCGCGCCAATGATGATTGATGGAGAGATCCGCAGCCTTCAATATATTGACAGCGACGGCTCCAAGATGTTCCTTAAGGGTGGTCAAGCCGGTGGTGCGTGGTGGTCAATCGGGCCAGATTACACCAAGGGAGATGGGCGGATTTATTTTGCTGAGGGGATAGCCACGGCAGCTTCAATTTTTGAGGCCACAGGTAAGTCTGTTGTAGTGACGTATTCAGCTGGCAACATGTCGGCAGTGATTCAGTCTGTTAGGGCCAGTGTCGGGCCGTTGCGTGACTTGGTGATTGTGGCTGACCATGACGAGTCAGGGGTAGGTAAGCGCGAAGCGGATAAGGCGGCGTTGCTTGCAGGGGCTAGCGTCATCATGACTGATAGCCAAGGTGACGCGAATGACTTTGCGCAGGCCGGGGGGGATTTAGCGGGGTTGTTGGAGCCGGTCACTAAAGATATGCGCTATACGCTAACGCTTGCGTCAGAGATGACTGAAATGGCACCTATCAAGTGGCACATTAAAAAGATATTGCCAGCGAAAGAGGTTGCAGCTATTTATGGGCCTCCTGGTGCTGGTAAGTCATTTATGGCACTTGACATGGCGTGTCACATTGCCGAAGGCCGTGACTGGATGGGGTTCAGGACGAAGCGGGCTAATGTCGTTTATTTGGTATTGGAAGCAGCCAACGGTTTTTCAGGCCGTTTAAAGGCTTGGCAAATACATAGCAAAAGATCATTACCTGATAACTTCTTTGTTATTAAACATTCACCATTTGCATTTAGCTCACCATTGGATATTAAGCAGTTAGTTGAATCTATTGAATATGTAATTAGAAATTCAAACCAAGGATTGATTATATTTATAGATACTTTGGCACGTGCAATGGGTTCATTTGATGAAAATGATAATAATGACATGGGTAAAGTAGTTGCGGCAGCAGAAACTATTTCTAAATCATTGGATTGTGCAGTTTCATTAATTGCTCACCCTGGAAAAGATACAACCAAGGGACTTCGTGGTGGTAGTTCTTTGCTTGGTGGCCTTGAAACAACCATTGAATTAAATAAAGACTCAGCAACAAAGTTGCGCACTTGGAAGCTAGTTAAACAAAAAGAGGGTGACGACGGTATTGAGGGTTCGTTTAACTTGCAAGTCGTCAAGATGGGTGAGGATGATGACGGGGACGATATAACGTCAGCGGTTGTCGTTCATGACGCCAGTGAAGTTGGATTTGTTGGAGTCAAGCCAGAGCCGAAATCAGCAGCTAATGCACGAAAGAGCTTTGAGGGTGCTTTGCTGAAGTATGGGTACATAGATCACCAAGGATCAATGTACATCACTACAGACAATTGGGCGCAGTATGAGGCTGAGTCAAACAGGCATATAAAAGAGACTACAGCCAAGCAAAATGTCACCAAGACTACGCGATACCCTGAATACTTGGAAGGCTATATAAAGCCATACAGCGGAGGCTATATCGTAGATGATGAGAGTAAGTTTTACGGGATCAGGGTTCTAATGAGAGAAAAAGACAGAAACTAAACCAAAGGCCTACGGGCCTTTTTTTATGCCTTTATTGATAGTTATACACAAGTTATCCACAGGCAAAATGGCTAGTTATCCACAGGGTCATCGGGGCAGTTCATTTTTGTAAGTTTTTAGTAAGAAAAAGCCATTTGAGGCAGTCGGGGCAGTTGCTTAAAAAATAGGCAAATCATGTAAGTTGTTGATTTTATTATGATTTACTACCTATCGGGGCAGTCGGGGCAGTCGGGGCAATTTGAGTATTTTTTAAAATTGCCCTTATCGGGGCAGTCGGGGCACCCCCTCTAAGGAGGGTGCCACGATTGCCACGAGGGCCGAGTTTTCCACAGATTAGATATGTACCGTGAAATTGGGTGGTTTATATGGCTTTTTATGCGCTACAATATGACACCAACTTACTAAAGGACTTTTAAATGAAACTTGAAAACGCAATGCTTTTGATGTCTCGCTATCACGGTGCTACGGTTGTTAGCCATCCGCCGACAAGCAATTCTGATATGGCTTATGCGCGCAATAGAGACTATGGCGCAAGCGTTGGCGCTTGCTACTCTCATTACAAGACTCTGACAAAAGAACAGCAAGCAATTCACCTTTTGGCTAAAGCACTTTTTACAATGGATACTTTTCCAAACTTGAAAGCCAAACACTTAATTGATGAACTGGAAAAAATTGACGGGTTCAATGAAGTTGTTTTTAAATGCTTGGCATAGTCTTATTTAGTGTAAAATCCAATCAACCAGTCAATCGGTCACGGGTTTATCACTTTTTCCCTTCCTACCGAGTTGAGCGCCATGCCGGGGTGGCGTCTATGACTGGACCCCGGCACCATTTATCAACAAATGAAAGTCAACAAATGAAAACCACAGCAAACCAATTACTTAATAAAGCTGCAAGCCATATGCAGGCACGTGCAGCCACTTATGACAAGCCAGAAGGTGAGCGTAGTATGGCAGCTACTGTTACGGCTTATAACGCTGTTACTGGCCAGAATATTACTGAGTCTCATGGATGGTTGTTAATGAGTATTCTTAAGATGGTGCGAGATAATCAACGCAATGAACCGCATACTGATTCTGTAGAGGATTTAATCGCTTACTCTGCTTTATATGGTGAGGCGCGGTTGAATAGTATTAAGACTGTTGAGAATATTAATTCAGCGTTTGATAATGACGGGTGGATTAGTTGGGGTGGTGGTAATTGTCCTGTTGATTATGATTCAGTAATATCTGTTCAATATAGAGATTTAAAAATTAATACAAATATTGCAGGTATTTATTTATGGAAACATTCAAATAATGATAACGACATCATCGCTTACCGAGTGGTAAAATAATGTCATGGTAAAAGAGTTAACCCCAAAACAAGAAGCGTTTGCCCAGGCAGTAGCGTCTGGGTTAACTCAGTCTGATGCTTATCGGAAGGCTTATACGGTTAGGCCGGATACTAAGCCGGAAAGCGTCAACGTTAAAGCATCGCAGGCAATGGCTATAGTTAACGTTAGGGAAAGGGTGAAAGAGCTGCGCGAGCGTGGTGCTGATAATGCCGTTCTGACGCGTGAGGCGCACCTTGAGGAGCTTAAAAGGCTCAAGGGTATAGCGCTGGAGCTTGAGGACAT